TCGGAGCGAAAAGGCTTTTACCTGGGGGGGGCGGGGTGGGTGTGTGGGGTGGGTCCATGGCCACCTACTTCTGTATCACCATCGCTATGGATCCTGAGGCGAAGCCGACATCCTTCCTCGCGTACCCTTTCATGGTCGCCATTTGTCTGCTTGGCGGCTACCTCTTTGGCAAAGCGGTCTGGCGTGCGAATCAGAGGTTTGCCAAACTCGATCGCGCGCCGGCCTCGGCGAGTGAGATACGCAATCCCGATCCGCCGAGGTGAGCCGGCCGACTACTTTCCCACCACCCGCAATGTCCTTCAGGTGGACCCCGCCGCGATTATGGCTCAATCAACGCCACCATCGTCCGCCGGATCGCGGCCGGCAGCGTGGGCCATGCGCCGTGGATGTTGCGGTTTCGCATCTACCCTATATCTGGCCGCGCCGTGATGCTCAGATTGGGCGACAGGGCTCACGGTTGCGGTCGGGTTCAAACAAAGTGAGCGGCAGGACGCGCATCCCGCCGCTCTTGGGGAACCCCGTCTCCGTGCTAAAGAACGGAGTTGTTCTAATCGTGGGCCGTCTCTCCCGTTCCCGCCTGGTTCACAATCTCTTTTCCTTCGCCAGCGAGGACGAGTTTACCGTCTGACACCGTCAGCCAACCTTATGCAGAAAGCTCGCGGGGGATACGGGCGGCACGCCCTGCAAAGCGATAGGAGGAGTAGGCCATATCGGCTCCTACCACTACAAAGGCACTGCCCCCCCACTACGACCCACAATCCCCATACCCGGTTCGGGAGAAACGACTCCGAGCCATCGCTGGGGCGATTGACTGGCGACGGCAGCGGCGAATGTGGCGAGAGCTATGAACGGCAGCGGCCGAATGAGAGACAGCGGCCCAGCCTCGTGCTGGGCTTTGCTTTTCGCCACCCGCTAAACCGACAGCTTCGCAAGCTCGGCTGAAATCGCTTGCTTGACGGCTTTTCCTTCGGCGGTGAGCGCGGTCATGCCGTCGGATACTTCGAGTAGATTCTTGGCGATGCAGCTCTGAACGGCTTGGGGGTCTTCAGTCGTTCCGAGGATCTTGCCGATGGCCTCGTCCACTTCTTTCGGTGCCATGACGACAATCGAACAGACATCGACCGCCATGTACTCGTGCAGGGTCAGGCCATATCTTTCAGCGATGACCGTGATGTGATTGAGTCGGGTCATGGCCGCCTCCGAGATATCTGGGAGGGTAGCCTATGAGGTCCGGCGACTCGTGTTCGGCCAGGTCAGTTACAAGCCCTTCTCGCTCGATTTCGTTGTCTTCAACGACGAGTAGTTTCGCTGGCACGATGCTTCCTCCATAAATGAAGAAACCCAGAGCAGCATGCATCCCGGCATGTCGCATCTGGGTCCGTGCATCCTTACCGGTGTTCCTTACAATGCCATTCTAGAAGCTGGACGTTACGCGATCCTTCTTTTCCGGTGTCTGTCGAACCCCTCTTTCTCGATCTCCCGAACCTGACACTCCGTCAGCCGGAATCTATTGGCCACGACCTTCCGAGCCTCAGAAGGTCTCCTTCTTTCTTTCAATGCGACGAGCCATGAGCGGAAGATGTTTTCCGATGGCGAGATTCGGTGAGTCGCTATCACGTGCTTCTCCGAGTCGGCAAGAACAAGAGAACGACGGCAGGTTCATCGCTTGCCGTCGCTCGGTTGCGAGTCGTCGTTGTTCTCTATCTAATCATCGCCCTCCAACTAGGACGCCGGACGGAAAACAAAAACAACGCCACAACTCCCAAACGGGCTACGTAGTTCAGGCGCAACCGCGAATCACACGCCCGCGACTATGCAGATGGCCGGACTGTGCTGGGGGCTCAGAAGAAGTACGCGGAATCATATTTGTCGTCATCGGTGGCTGTCGTTTGCTGGCCGTCTTGTTCGAGTTCGGTCAGGGACCGTCAAAGCCACATCGGAGTCGATAATACCCAGTTCCAGAGCCAACAGAACGTTGCGACGGTGTGTCTCACTGTCAGGTGCCTTGCCCATAAGTACATCCCCGCACAAGTAAAGCGGGGGAATTGGCCACACGCGAGCCAACTCGACCCGCACAATGGGAACATCGGGGCACATCGTGACCCCTTTCCTTTGCTCACTTCCTTGACGCAACGTCGTTGCCGAGACGAGACAACTCCAATCAGCGCATGCTATTGCGTCTCTTGAAGTACCGTACTCATTCTCGGCAGGAAGGTTGGGGAGGTGCGTGCAAAAGACAAGCCGCAGGCAAACATCCATTGCGCGGGCGGACCTAAGCGTGCTGATGCAGTTCTCGTGCGATGTCTTCGGTGAGGCTGGAACCTTCCGGTGTGACTTCCAGAATTCCTTCGGCAGAAATCCTCAGCCATCCTCTCTCGATGCACCTGCGAACTGCAACGTCGTCTGAGTCCGGCAAGAACCTCGTCGAGAACTTGACGACTTCCGCTTCGGTCATCGGAAACGCCGTGCGGACGACATCGACGATGAGGAACTCGGGAAGCGACAGCCCGTGTCGTTCCGCGATAACCGAGAGGTGTTCAACCCAGGGCGTCATGGCTACAGCCCGCAATCACGAAGCTCGCGAGAAATGTTCGCCAGTATTCCGTTTCCTGCCTCCGTGACCACCAGCGTTCCGAATGGTGACACAGAGAGCCAGGACTTCTGAACGCAACTCTCGATGCCAGCCAAGCAATCGACGTCTGCAAACGGGGATTCTTCGAGCACCTTGGCGACGTAGCTGGCCGACGTCTCCATGTCTGTCCTGAAGACAGCGGTGATTTCCATTGTGAAGAACTCGACGATGGAAAGACCGTGGCGCTCGGCGATGTTGTGGATAAGGTCGATGCGAGTCATGAATTTGCCCCACGTCGTTGAGAGGTGTTGATGGGGTTCGAGTCGTATCTAGGATAGGTCACCGGTTTGAGGTTGTCGAGAAAAAGCGAGGCACGCCCCGAGCGCCGGGAAGAGGCCAAAGGCGAAGAAAAGCAGGCGTGATCGCGAACAGGTGTCCCTTCGAGAGCTATTCGACTAGAAGCGTGCTATCTGGGCAACGCCCAGAACAGCCAGGTGTCCGGCCCGTTCTTGAATGTTGTCATCTCAAACGCCTCTCCCAGCGCCGCGGCGACATCCTCCACGCTCCAGTTACGGCCGCGCCAGTCGAGGGCGTGCGCTTCGCCGCAGACCTGATCCACGTTCGACAGGTCCACGCCGTCAAGGATCGCGTACTCGGCTCCCTCGCAATCGAGCTTGAGCAAGCGAACGCGCCCGCCGGCGCGAGCGAGAACGTCTTGAAGCGTGACGGTTGGCACGGCTTGACCTTCGCCCTCGCGCAACATGCTGAACTGGCACGTGTGAATCGGATCGTCGGCCGGGACGAGTTCCGGCGCGGGCACGTCCCCTGGCCAGACCGCCGCGAGGATGATCTCGACGCGATCGCCCCAGCGCGCGAGGTTCTGACGCAGTACGGCCACGTTGCCCGGTTCAGGCTCAGCAGTGATGACGCGGCCGGCGCCGCGCGTGAGGCAGGCGTGGGCGAAGGCGCCGACATTGCCCCCGATATCTACGATCACATCGTCCGGCTCGAATTTCGGCGGTAGTCGGTATTCGTTCTGCAGCCAGACTTCGATGAAGATGCCGCGATCACCCGAATTCGGACGGCAGGCGAAGTGCAGCTCAGGCCGCAGAAGCTCCGAGGACTCGCGGCAGAATTCGTGTGCCGCATCCTCGTGCGGGAGGCCGGCGACAAACTGGTTGACAGCGTTCCATTGCGCCGTCATATAGTGCTTCGGCACTTCTCGGCCGTCGATGTCGCCGTCCCAGCGGAACTTGTCGCGCGTACGGTGGACAAAAAGCGTCCGGCCATCGAAGTCCATCTGCAGGAAGGCGACGGTGTTCCATCCCGGTGAGGATGTTGGCACGCATACCTCGTGGCCCAGCTTTCGCCAGGCGAGGTGAAACGTGTCCTTGTCCCCGTAGATGTGGTGATAGACGTAGTCGCTATGGTCGTTCAGCCATGAGGCCAGTGCGAGCGGCTGCCAGTGGCGGGCCTTATCGATGATGAACTGGCCGGTTTCCCAGGCCGGCTCGTCGTGATAGGGAAGGCCAAAGCGTTCCCACTGGCCGGGTTCAAGCTTGCCCTGGTCGGGCCAGAAGGCGGCGCCCACCCGCTGGTATTCGGGGTGGGCCATGAACTCCTCGGGGTCGTAGGCTGGGTACGAATCGGCGTCGAGCGAGATCACCTCGCGGAATGGACAGTGCGCGGCGGCGAAGGCCTTCATTTCCCAGCCACCGAGGATGCGGCGCGCTAGGCCGTGGTCGCGGGCGAACGCCTGGCCGTTGATCCAACCGACATCGAAGCGCTCGAGCGCCTGTTCCATGCGAGGATCGAACTCGCCCCAGTCGCCGAGATACCAGACCTGGATCGGCAGTTCGCAGCCGACGTGCCGGATCATGCGCACGGTGACGTAGAGGGAGGCGAAGAACCGCCAACCGCCTGCGCAGATGACGATGCCGCGCTCGGTCTCCCAGTGCGGTGGCGCGGGCAACGAGTGCGCCGCCGCGTCGAACATCTCTCGAAACGCCTGGCACACGTTCGGCATCCCGGCCCAGCCGGCCGGCCAAGGGCCGGGCGCCTGCGCGAAGAGCGCCTTCACGTCGGCAATCGGCATCGATTCGTTGAGAGACGCATGATTCATAACCCGCTGCCTCCTGATCCTGAACCCGACCCGCTACCATACGAACCCGAACCGTGAGAACCTGATCCCGATCCGCCGCCGATGCCACCGGCACCACTGGAACCACTGCCTGAAGTGGAACCACCGCTCGTTCCAGAACCACCATCGTTGCCTCCGCCGCCACCCGAACCACCTGGCGAGCCAGAACTGCCCGAAGCACCGCCGCCACCGCTCCCCGGCCCGGGGCCACCGCAGCTTCCGGGGCCAGGACCACCCGACGGTCCAGATCCGCCACTTCCGCCCGAACCCGGATTGGTTCCACTCCCCGGTGCTGATCCACCCGAGCCGTCGTTCCCGCTTGAACCCGACCCGCCTCCCGAGGATCCGGAGCCGTGCGGGCCGGGTCCAGACGATCCACCGCTGGAGCCCGCCGGTCCGCTGCTGCCACTACTTCCGGGTGACCCACTTCCGCTGCCACTCGACCCGGTCCCCGTGCCTGAGCCGCTGCTTCCTGGTGATCCCGATCCACTGCCCGTCCCGGTTCCCGAGCCTGATCCGCTGCCGGAACCAAGCGAGCCGCTGCCCGACCCCGTGCCCGAGGAATCACAACAACACACGTACACCCGGCACTCGCCATCGGGCGCAACGTTGACTAGCAAGCCGCCCACGAAGGTGAAGAGCTCAACGGGAAAAACGATATCGTCGCCGCTCCGAACGGGCACCGGCACCAGCACTCTTCGCGTCAAGGTCAGGCCGGTCGCGCCCGAACCGGCACCCGCGCCGGACCCGCCATCTGAGCCGGACGAGGCACCGCTTCCAGACCCACTCCCGGAGCCGGCCCCCGCAGTGCCGCTACTCGAACCGCCCGTGCCGCTGCTGCCCGCGCTGGTTCCGCTTCCTGAGCCCGGCGCGTTTGCGGTGCCCGTCCCCGAGCCCGAGGAACCGTTACTGCCACCACTGGAGCCTGGCCCCGAACTATCCGAGCCTGTGCCGGTACCTGCGGAACCGGTACCCGATCCTGAGCCGCTTCCGCATTTCGAAGCTGTGCCGGGCAACAGCACGGAAGCCCAGCGGACGCCGGTTCCCGGTTCCTTCCAGAGGATCGGCGTCCCTTGCGTGGCGCTGTGGAGGTAGGCGGTCGTGCCGCTCTGGGGCAACGCGAACTTATGGCCCTCGTCGAGTACCTCGACTTGCGTCTGCGCGACGCCGGACACGATGCCGCGGCCGATCTCCCCGTAAAGGATCGGCTCCACCAGGATGGCGATGTGGTCTTCGCAGCACGCGGGAACCAGGCCGATGAACGATGGCTTGAGCTGCCATTCGGAGAGGCATTCCTTGGGAGTGACGATCGGCGTGCCCAGCCTAACGACCTCGCCGAAAGCGAGGTCGCGGCCGGTTTCGTTGAGGATGCGGACGGTGGTCGGCGAGTAGAGGCTCCAAACGCCCGGCGGGCGCTCGCGGCTGAAGCGCTCGCCGCGCTCGGCGCGAGCGGCGTCGATGGCGTTGTTCACGGTGGCGGCGGGCAGTTGCAGCTTGTCGCCCGGCCGCACCTTGCCCGACCAGTCCGCCATTACTCCGCGTCCTCACGCATGGTCACCGAGCAAACGAGCCCCTGGGCCTGAGCGCCGGCCACGCCGGCCACCGCGACGGTCAATTTGAGGATGTCGCCGTCGGCCAGAGCAGCGTTCGAGAAGGCAGCGCCGGCGAGGGTGCGAAGCGTCGATGTGTTGTTGAAGACCAGCGGTGCCGCCAGGATCGAGGCGAAGGCGCCTCCGCCACTCGACCTGAGCAGGTCCACCGTCACCGTTCGATCCGGTCCGGTCGCGATCGCCTCGGTAATGGCGGCTTCCATTGCGACGACCAGGCCCGTGGCGCCGAAGATCACTCTCAGGTACTGGGTCGCCGCCACGACCTCGCCCGATTGCGATAGCGTGAAAGCGTGCTCGCCTTCCAGTTTCGCGGCATCGATCGGCCCATCGATGGCGGCGCTGGGGATGGCATCGTTCGGGAACGCCGGCGCCTGACGGAAGCGCACGCGGCCGGAGAACGTGTAGTCGTCGGTCGGGTTCAGGTTCGACATGGGGCCTCCAACAGGAATCACAGGAGAAGCTCAAAGACGGCGTCGAAGTCGATCGGGTCGTAAACGCGCTCGACGTAGGCGGCCAAGGGCAGGCGCACGAGTCGGGAGGAGACGGAGTCCTTCTGTTCCTTGTAGAAGACCCAGAGGTATTCCCAACCGCGTTTGCGGGCCAGCCGGATGACGCCGGCCACGTTCGGTTCGCCGGAAACCGAATCGACGGTTTGACCGAGCACGAGGTCCTCGACCGTGTCGGAGGCGGCGAACTTGAGGTTGAATTCCCAATCGCCGTTGCCGCGGTAGGAGCCGGGTCCGCCGAGGAACAGGAGTTCCTGCTCGTCGAACTCGAGGACCTGGCCCTTGTAAGTCACGCTGAAGAAGTCATCGTTGACACTGCCGACGGCGTCCTTGAGCCGCATGATGAAGTTCGGCGGCAATTCCGCTGCGGCGGCCACGCAGGTAACCGTGAACTCCAGCTTGGGAACGGTGATTTCGACCCCCTCGATGGAGGTGTCGGTGACGCCGATGGCCCCCTTGCAGTCGGGGACGTTGCGCGGAATGGAGCCGTCGGCGTCGCTGGCACCGGCTGACAAGATCGTCTTCTTGCTCTGGGTGATCTTCTCCCTGCCGCCGCTGGTGTCGAAGGAGAACTGGACCGCGCCGCGCCCCTTCGGGTCGTTGCGGTCGTAGAGGACGGTGACTTCCCACAGGCCCTGGTCGCCGACGCCGCCCAGAAATTCGCGCTGCCAGCTTTGCCGGGTGAGGAAGTTCCAGGTTTCCGGCGAGGTCAGCTGGATGGAACGGTCCACGGCATTCTCATCATCCGTGCCATAGACGCCGTAGATGATGTTGATGCTCGGGTCTTCGGGCGACTCCTTGCCCCCGCGACTCTTGACCTTCTCGAAGACCTGGATCGACATTTTTTTGGCTCTCAACCGAAGACGAGTCCGCCCGTGTTGACGGCGGCGGCGATCTTGGCCAAATAGTCGGCCGAGCGCTCGGTGGCGCGGGCGGTGCGCTCAGCCGTGTCGCCGCCGAAGAGGGCCTGCGCCGACTTGCCGCTGAAGGTGCCGAGGGCGCCCAACTTCGACTGGTCGGTGAAGTCGGGCACTTCCTCGGCGACGCGGCGCGCTCGTTCCGGCAAGGGCGGCAACGCGTTCGATTGATCGACGAGCCCTTTAAGACGTTTCTTGAGGTCGTTGAGCTCTTCTTCCTCGTTGATCTCTTTCCAGTAACCGCCGCCCGGCCAGTTCGGTCGTCCCGAGGAGTGGATGCTCTTGTCCTCGACCCACTTCGTCTTCGGCCTGGCCGCCTCGGCCCAACCGGCCTTGCGCTGCGCCGCGATCTCGCGCTGCCGGGCGGCCAGTTCCTCGTCGGTGGCGTTGGCCGTCGTCTGGCCTTCATACTTGAGCGGGTTGATCGTCTTACCCTGGATGAGCCGGACGATGATCGAGCTGTCGAGGAAGTCGCTGGCGGTGCCCTGGCCGATGCCGATCTTGAGCAGGCCGCGCTGGAACTCGAGCCATTTGATTTCGATGACGGCCAGGCCGTCGAGGAAGTCGCTCTTGATCTGCTGAACGGCGGCGGCCCACTCCTTGAGCATCTTGCCGATGCCCTCGCGCCAGATCACCTGCACGGCGGTCATGGCGATCTGAAAGGCCAGCTCGAGGTCACCGTGCTTGATCGCGTTGATAATGGCGTCCCATTCCGGCTTCATCCCTTCGAGGAAGCCGGCCAACCCACCCTTGAGGCCGGTGAACGCTTTGTTCAAGAGACCGGTTTGATAGAGCAGCGCCGTCACCGCCGCCAGGATCAACGTCCACGGCGAGAGGATGAACCCGCAGACGGCGGCAAAGGCGCTCGCGCCCGTAGTCAGAAAAATGAGCGCCATGCCGATGGCCGAGAGGATGCTGCCGACGACGATGAGACCGGTGGCGATGAAGGAGACGGTCTGGGCGATGTCGCGGTTGGCCTTCACCCAGCGGATCGAGCCAGCCAGGAGCGGTTGGATGATGTCGAGGATCGCCTTGAAGTCGGGCGCGATGGCGGCGCCCACGGCAAAGATGCCCGAGCCGAGAATCGCCTTTAACCGCTTGAAGGCGTCGCCCAGCTCGACGGCCGCGTGGGCGTCCTTGGCGCTGACCTGGCCCAGGCCCAGTTCGCCCGCTTCCTTCTTCAGGTGCTCGAAGTCCTTGAACATCGGAATGAGCTTCAGGCCTTCGCGGCCAAAGGCCTTGATCGCGATGGCGTTTCGCTCGAAGGTGTTCAAGGGCAGGTCGGCCAGGGCGCGGCCGAAGCGCTCGAAGAGCTCGTCGGGGGACAGTCGCCGCAAGTCCTCGAACTTCAGGCCCAGCGCCTGGAGGGCATCGGTCGCTTCTTTGCTCCCTGCGTTCGCCTCCAGCAAGAATTTGGCGAGGTGCTTGGCGCTCTTGCCCACGTCTTCCAGCGAAGCATCACTCTGGCCGGCGGTGTAGCTGAGGAGCGACAACTGTTCCACGGACATGCCGGTGCGGATCGACAGCTTTTCGAGTTCGTCCCCCTTCTCGATGAAGCTGTACATCGCAGCGCCGAGGCTTCCTTTGACGGCGGCACCGAGCGCGGTCACACCGGCGCCGATCGCCGCGACGCCGGTAGCCCACTTGTTCAGGCTCGCCTTGACCGTGGCCAGCCCGCTCGTGAGCCTGCCGGAATCGAGGGAGAGCTGAACATAGGCGGCGCCGGCTTTGATGGCGTCAGCGGTAGCCATGCTTGCTCCTCGGCGTGAAGGTGCGTTCGAGCAGGTCGAGACTGGCCTTGGGACTCAGCTTGCGGAGAGGGGGCCGTGCCACCAGCGGATTGAAATCAGCAGGCTGGCGCGGCCGCTTGGTGCCGAAGGCGTGGTTGGCGATCACGGCACAGAGCCAGGAGGTGTGGTCCCAGGCTTCGCGGCGGCGCGTGCGGACCATCAGATCTAGCTGGCGGAGGGTGAAGGGACGGGGGTCGAGTCCAAGGTAGCCGGCATACTCCCAGACGCAGCGCTCGACCCGTTCGCCGAGCCCGACTTGAGGAGCTGCCACACCGCGTCGAAGGCCGGCTCGCTCGCGGCCGTCGTCAGCTCCGCCGTCCCGCGCTCGAGCACCTTCGCGCCGACTTCCTCGATCGTCTTGAGCATCGTCCGCAGCGCCGTCCGCCGCGCCGGGTCGCGGAAAAAATCGATCAAGGACTCCTTCCACGCTTCATAGGCGGCGTCGGCGATCTCGCCTTGCCAGGTCGCCTTGAGGTCGTCGAGCGTGAGCCCCTCCTGCTCGGCGGCTGCCCGACAACACTCGAAGACCACCTCAATCAGCTTCAACTCATCGGCCAGCAGCTTGCCGTAGTTGTCCAGATGGGGATCGAATAATCCGGGCATGTCGATGCCGCAAGCCGCGCGGACGCGTTCGACGGTGAGCCAGGTGATATCGACCAGCCACTGCTTGCCGTTCTTGTCGGTGAAGGAACGCATGCGGAATGGTCCTCAGAAGCGGCTGAGGGAATTAGCCGACGGTGACGCGCTTGCCCTGCTCGTTGGTCGTGTAGCAGGGCTTGGCCATGACGTTGACGACGTTGACATTGTCGAGCGGCTGCGGCTCCGAGATGTCGAAGATCTTGCACTCGTAGCGCAGGTACTGCGTGCCCTGCGCGGTAATGTCGCCATCGGCGAAGGCGAACTCGATCAGCGTGCGCCCGTCGTAGGCGGCCTGGATCGCCAGGAGGTCGGGATCGCTGGGGTCATCGTTCATCGCCCAGCCGAAGGACGCTTCCTCCAGGCATGGTTCCAGCATCTTCACCTTCTGGATGCGGGCGCTGGCGTCCCCCTCGCTCATGGTCTTGTTCAGCGCCAGGTCCTTGACGTTGCCGATGTAACGCCAAACCGGCGCGGCGTAGGTCGCCGTGTTGCGATAGAGAGCGAGGTCGAGGCCTCGTTTTACGCTGCCGCTCATAAGAGTCCCTCGGTTAGCCGCCCAGCAGACCGGGCAGGGTCATTTGCAGTTCCATTTGGAAGGCCGGCCCCGTATGCGGATGCGGCCGATAGTGTCGGCTCACCGCCCGGCCCCTGGCGTCGGTGAAGGTCTCGTCGCCGCCCTCTTCGATGATCCGCAGCACGCCCGGCTTGCTGCCGTTGAGCAGGATCGGGCCGATGACCACGCTCGGCTGGCCGCCCGATTCGTCATAGGCGAAGAAGATAAACTCGCGCAGCGGACTGACGCTCTGCTGTTTGGTCTCGCCCTTCTTGTTCGTCTTCAGCCGCGTCATGCTGCGGTGCGCGGTGGGCGGCTGGTCCGGTCCCGACGTGCCCTTGCCGTAGCGAAGCGAGGTCCGGTCGCGGGTGCGGACGAAGGCCCCGAACCGCGACAGAACGCGCTTCATCTGGGCGTCGATCTTCCGATCGATCACCTCGCGGTCGAAGAAACCCTGTTGGGCCTGGCGTAACGTCATGCCGATCATGGCTGCCCTCGCACGGTCAGCTCGACGGCCGCCTCGTACACGTGATCGACGTAGAGGCGGTGCGGGTCCCAGAATTGGTCCTGGAAGTATTGCGCGCTCTCGATCCACCAGGCGGCGAACGGTTCGGGGAGACGATGGCCGTCGCTGTAGAACGCCTTGATCTCGGCCAGGAAGTTGACGAAGCGATCGACTTCGGCCACGTCCGCGTGGTTGGCGAGCATCTTCTGAACATCGATCCAGAACGTGAGGTCGTTCTGCAACGTCGCCCGAGTAACGCGGCGGTCGGCGTGCGTCAGGGCCAGCACCGAGACCCGCATGGTCGCCAGGTCGTCTTTCTTGTACCGGGCGAAGTAGACCCGCTCCGCCGTGAACGCTTCGGGCTCCTGTTCCCAGGCATGGCCGTTGATCTCATCGACCACGGTGTTGCCGATCTCGATGGAGAGCGCATCGGGCACGCTTACACCTGTTCGCGATACTTCGTGTGGATGCGGTATTGGTTCTCGTAAGGGTCGGTGTAGCGCCAGGCCGGATCGCCGCCGATCGGCATGACTTCGTAGCAGACGCTGCCCAGGTCGATCTTGTCGCCGTCTTCCGGCTCGGTTGGTTGCCCGTTCAGGATCAGGTCTTCCTTGGCGATAATGAAGTCGCGGTCAACGCGTTCGACCTTGGTCTGGCCATGGCCGTCCTGCACGCGCAACAGGGAGGTGCCGAGCGTGGCCCGGACCGCCACCGAGGTATTGCCCCGGCGGTAGGTCACGAGCACCGACGCGTGATCTCGAAGCTGACGCTTCAGCCAGGACATGCCGTCGCCGAGTAGGTCCGCCACGAGTCACCCGATTGCGAGTAGGGTTCGCAGGCTCATTTACGGCTTCGGTGCCACATCCGTCGGCGCATTGCTGTTGGCCCTTACCGCCGCGAGTCCTTCCATGATCTGCAGCACTAGACCGAAGGCTGCTTGACGTTCGCCGCCACCTCGATCGGCACGTGGACGACATTGCCGGTAGCCGGCGGAGTTGCGAGCGGCGCCGGCTTGCTCGGTGCTGCGAGGCGATCGAGCAACGTTTTCAACAGTTCGATCAACGTGCCCTGATCGAGCGGGGCGGGAGTCGGCGTCGGCGTGGGAGTCGGACCGGGCGCGATGAATCCCTGATGCCGCAGCCACCAGCCGAGCGCGGCGAAACCGACGTAGTAGAGAATTTGCAGAACATCGATCGACATGGGAGGTTCCTCCGGTGATGAAGTGCGGGACCGTTGCGTTGTGATTGCCGAATGTGGTCCTCACGCTCGCGTGAGGACGTCGTCACGGAGCGTGACGACTACACTCCGGTGCGCTTGCGAGAGATCAGCAGAAAGAGCGCGGCAGCGCCGAGCAGCCAGGCCGACGTTGGGATCTTCGCGAGATCGAGATGCGGCACAGGCGACTGCCGCAGATCCGGATCCTTGCGGGCATCGTAATTCGGATCGGCGCGGCGAAGCGCCTTGGCCAGGCCGTCCGCGCCGTCCGAGTAATCATCCTGCCGATGCAGCACCTTGCCCGCCGGCGTCTGCAGGTAGATGCTCGGCTTGCCCGCCGTGTAGAAGCCTGCCTGCGCGACCGCCCAGTGGTTGGCGGGGTACGCCTGGACGACGAGGCGATCCTTCCAGCTCGCCAGGGCCGGCGCAGAAGCCAGGTCGCCGACGACTCGCTGCGTGCTGGCCGGTTCGCCGATGATGGTCAGCCGCAGCCGGCCGGCATCGTCGGGAATCGTCGCGTCCTGAAGTGCCTGTCGCGCCTGCGAGCGCGACGCGGCCTTGCCGTTGATCTGGTAGCGCTCCTCGCGAGCGCCGTTCAACTTGTCGAGGTCGACGCCGAAGTTGGTGAGTGGTTTCGCGGGCGCCTGTTCAATCCGCGCTGGGCGTGGCGCGGAAATCGGCTCCGCCTGCCACGGCGGCGGGCTCGGCGGGCCCCACGTGTCGGTCGCCGCGTCGTAGGTGCGGAAGATGCGCCGTTCGTGATCGTACGCGGCGATCTGCACGCCATTGCGAAACAGGTAGGAATAGCGCGGCTCCGCTGGCAAGCGCAGCCATTCCTCGACGACCATGGCCGAGCCGACCGGCTCGCAGCCAGCGCCCCAGCCGCCGAGGGCGAGAGCGCCTGAAAGCAACAGACAGGACATCATGGAGGAGTTCTCCTTTCGCTGAGTGTTTTCACTGATGCGGAACCGGCGGTGGCGGCGGCGACAGCAGCACGACACTCCAGCCGCCGCCGTTGCCACGCCAGCGGCGATAGAAATCGTCGGGGGTCAGCCAGACGAGCTGATCGGCGCCGATGAAGTTGTTATCGAGCACCACGGCCCAGTGTTCATCGAGATGAATGAGGTTCACCATGTGGGCGATGGTGCCGGCATAGTGCGGATCGTGGCCGTTGTAGGTCACAGAAGGCATTCGCCCGGTGGCGAGCGCCGCTTTCAAGATGGACGGATCCTTGCCCTCGTACTGCAAGTAGGGTGTGCCCTTGCCGTACTTCGAGATCATCGTGTCGACCTTGGCGGGGTAGCCGCCACCCACTTCCTTGCGCATGTCGGCCTGGAAGTTGACGAGGCGCAGCTCGTTCTGATAGCGAGCCGCGTTCTGAATGCTCGTGAACACACACAGGCCGGCGCCGTCGCGGCCGCCGGTGTTCTTCATCCGCTCCGAAACCGGCAGGTCGCAGGTGACCTCGGTCTTGCCGTCGGGGCTCGTCGGCCCGCCGACGGTGATGGCGGCGCCACGCGGCTCGCAGCGGCAATCGGGCTGACAGTCGCAATCGACGCAGCGGCAGTCCGGCGTCGGTTCGGCAAGGCGCCGCGGCTCGCCGCCAAGCCCAACGGCCGCGACGACAAGAAGGCTCCCCAGCGTCACGCTTCGTGACATCGATCCACCTCCGGATTGTGCTTCGGGATTAGGTGCGTTAGCGACCGGCTACTGGCTCAAGCGAATGCGCACCGTGGCGTCGGCATCGGCGGCGGCAAGCACCGTCGTGCCGATCTTCTTGTTGCCCGTGGCCGTTGCGGTCGCCATGTTGTTGGTGGCGTCCCAGTACACGATGGTCCCGGCGGCGAGCGCCGAGCCGGCGCTGGTCGCCTTGGGGAAGTCGTAGACGCCCCAGACCGACAACGAGCCGAGCGTGTTGGCCGGGATCGCGTGCTCGGCGACACCGACCAGGTCTCCCTGCACGACGACTTGCCCCACGACCACGTCGGTGGCGGGCGTGTAGTCGATCGATTCGCCTTCCTGAATAAAGACTGCTTGGGCCATGATGGGTTCCTCGATTCTTGTTTCGGGTCATCGAAGGCGCTCGCCGAAGATCAAGCGCCGGCGGACTTGAGCCCGCCCTTGGGATCTTGCAGCGCCACGCCGAAATCGTGATAACCTCGCATCTCGACGCCGAGCACGTTGAACTCGGCCATCGCGTTTTCGATGATCGGCACTTCCTGGCCGTTGAGGAACGCGACCTCGATTACCGGCAGGTCGTCGGGATTGGCGAGGAGGTACCACGCCGTCCGCGAATTGCCCGAGTACTGGGTGTTCGACAGGTAGCGGCTGACTTCCACCTGGTACTTGCCCTGGTGCGGGTTGCTGATCGGATATTTCACGCCGGCGGTCGTGTCGCGCAGTTCCAGCGACCGGAAAAGCTGCGCTCCGATCGCGCTGAGGCTCGGAGGGACCAGAATGAAGGAGGGCATGATGCCGATCGGCTTGCCGTCGGCGTCCACCTGCTCCATGAACATCGTTTCGGCCTGGGTCAGCCCGTCGATGCTCAGGACGCTGCCGGCGCCACTCAGGAAGTTGCGGTTGGCGGCCGTGTAGAAGGCGGCGTTGTTGAGGAAAACCTTCCAGAACACGTCGTTGATTTTGAGGCCGGAACCACGCCCGAGCTTGCGCGGTACGAGCGTGATGGCGCCCAGATCGTCGTTGATGATGTCGCGGCGGTCGATCGACAGCATCAAGGCGTAGGTGTCCGCCTTGTTCGTGAACGTCTCGTTGCCGAGCGTCCCGTGCTTGATCTCGCCGCCGGGCGGCACCTGCTCGTACTGGTCCTTGCCGATGAGGCGGTAGCTCGTGACGGTCTTGAAGTCGTTCACGTTGCGCATGGCGGCGATGTTGCGCCAGGTACGTTCGACTGAGTAGAAGCCCTCGATCAGAAACTTGTTGGCGATATTGGACAGGATGCCGCCGATATCGACGTCGGAGAACGCCGCCTGGATCTGGTGCCCAAAGGCGTACTGCAATACTTCACGGGCTTGACGGAAGGTGCGACCCGTGTATCCGTTGGCCCATGCCGCTTCGAGCAGCAATTCTTGCAGACCAAAGCTGCCCCGGTAACGCTTGTGGGCCTGCTCCAAGACCTCGGCGCTGTAATGTTTCTCCGGCTCATCGAGCTTGGCGGTAAGCGCGCACGCCGCTTCCAGCAACTCCGCCGTGACGCCGCGCTCAACGCCGTGCACTGTGATGGCGGGCGCCGGCGGACGATCGGCGCGAAGCTTCTCCAACTCGCAGCGGGTGAGGTCCCACCCTTCGGCGATGGCCTTGGCCTCGATCTCGGCGTGCTTGCCCGCGAACATGTTGCGGACCGCGTGGATGCGGCTCGTTTCTGCCGCCAACTTCGCCCGCAGCGCCGCCACGGCATCACGGCCGGCGTCGGCCGCCTCCGCATCCTTGGTTGCCGTGGCGGCTGCGTCCGTGCCCGTCCGTTCGGCCTCGGGCTCGGCAGGCGCGCCCACATCTTTCTCGAAGAGCGCCTGCAGGCTCGTCTTCTGTTGCTCGTTCAGGTCCGCGGCGAGCAGCCCCTTGGTCTCCAGCCAGGTGTCGAAATCCATGTCCTGTCCTTTCGCGTGCTTGGCCGACGCCATGATGCGTGCCGAGGTCCGGCGGTCGGCGCCGAGCGGTACAAAGCTCACCTCGCCGAGGGTCGATTTGCGGGCGATCAGGAGTGGGCCCAGGACCGTCTGGCCGTTGACCGCCGCTTTTTGCCCGTCGTCCAGGACCTCGAATTGATCGACCGAGGCACCCACGGACGCTTGCCAGGGAAAGCCGTTGAGGCTGCTGGTCACGACTTCACGGGTGTGTTCGTTTTCGGCCGAAACAAGCCCCTCGACCTTGATGCTCTTGTCGCCGACCTCGACTTCCCCGTGGCCGACGATCTTGCCTGGATCGTGGTCACGGAATACAGGCGTCGATTTCGACGGTACGCGGACGCCGGCCAGGTCGATGACGACCGGACGGAAAAAGCCGGCGACCCGCATGGGTCCGCCGGTATACGCGACCATCTTGAAGCCGCGCAGCTTCTTGTCGGGTGCGGCTGTCGCCGGCACGTCGGTGAAATCCACGCTCGCAATCAGATCAAGCAGCGCGGGCATAAGTGCGTTTCTCCTTTTTGGCTTCCGCCGGCGGCGCGGGCGCGGCGGTGTCGGCGGACAAACCCAGCTCGCGCATCAGCGCGACTTCCTTCGCGCGTTGACGCAATTGCGTTTCCCAATCCTGGCCGCTCCGCGCGTATTCGTCCGCGAGCGTCGTTGTGTTGCTCTCCAGCCGCACCGCCTGGGCGTTGGCTTCCTTGAGCGGATCGATGTGCTCCTCGCCGTCCCAGAACCACTGGTGCCGCCAGTCGATGAACGGTCCCAACCCTTCGGGCAAGAGCCCTGGAATGCGCACGGCTTCATCGAGCCAGGCGAGGAGTACGCGATCGAGCGCCACGCTCTCGATGTGGTCCTGATCGACGCGGATCGACTTGAAATAGGTCTGATGGTCGAGGCGGCCGGAGGCGTAGTTGTAGCTCGAGGAGTCGCCGGCCGCGACGTTGTACGGCATGTTCAGGCAGCGGGCGATTTCATTGAGCACGGCACGCTTGAACTCCGCATACGTCGTCGCGGGCTGCTCGGCGTGCAACTGGCTCATCTTCCAGCCGCCCGGTATGGTCATGAGGGCCCGCGATTCCAGCTCGATCGGCTCGAATGGTTCGGCCGCGTCCGCCTCGCCGCCGGCCGGCGCGTCCGTGTACAGGATGCCGGCAAAGTCGGCGGCGGTCTCGGCGGCGCCCAGGACGGCGAGCGTGTAGCGGCGCAACTGGGCGAAGAGCGGCAACGCCGGCGTCAGGTCGGGCACACCGCGGCCCTGGCCGGGACGATCGACACGGAACAGGTGGATGACCGACGCGGCCGAGACGCTGTCGTACTCGATCGACACCAGCCGCGTGTCGCCCGGATGTTCCTTGAGCACGTGGTACGTGACCGGGTTCATCGCCTCGTCGAAGACGATGCCGTCAATGGCGTTCGGCATCGGCACGATCAGCTCGGGGGTCGCGATCTGGTCGGCCTCGACGAGCCGCAAGTCGAGCTGGATCTGGGTCGGCAGTTTCCGGTTGGTGATCAGGAGCGCGAATGCCTCGCCGTCGACGCACCGGGCCATGCGCATCGTGCGAAGCTTCGCCGCGAGACTCACCGCCCCGGCCCATTGCGCGAAGGCCCGCTCAATGCGGCGATTGGCCTCGTGGTCAACGGTGAGCATCTGCAGACGGGGACCGGTGCCGATGACGTCATTGGCCAGGGTCAGCACGATCCCCTTGGCGT